GCCTGTGGTATTGTACTCAGCTATACCGTACTCAGCTATGTTGCTAGAAGCAAATGTAAAAGCTTGCTTAGTGTAGTTAGCTGTGTAGTCATAACCCCAGTTCAGAGTAGTAGGTGTGTTCTGACCACCAATGATAGTCAAGTTAAACTTCTTTAGGAACTTCAGATTAGACGTGTTACCAAAGTCCATAGGGTTACTGAAGTATCGCATCTCGTACTTGTTAGTACCATCCATATAGCCTTTGTACTCAACAATGCCTGAAGAGATGCCTATGTATATAGTACCGCCTTCTAGTACAGCAAAGGACAGAGGATACATACCTGACCACGTAGTAGCCCTGTGTGAGCCATCCTCTAACGCTCTACGCATGTCAAAGCAGTACACAGTGTTGCTGTCAGGTAGTGTTAACAGGTAGAAGGCTTCTTCAGAGCTGTACAGTGACTTGATAGGATTAGTCTGTAAAGGAATTAAAGACACCAAGTCTGTGCGTACATTCTTGCTGATGTCACGCATAGGCATGGACTTCTCTTGTATAGTCCTGCCAAAGCTACGCACACCTGTCTCAGACAAGAAGATGATGTCAGTGCCTGTGTGCTGTACTGAGTCACGAGCTATGCAACCAACGCCTTCTATGGTGTCTGTAAGCGTCATAGAGGCTGGTGAGGAGGCTCCTGAGTACACCAGTATAGACTTCTTGCCAAAGATGATTAGGAAGCCATTGTGGGCCGCTAGAGCCGTTATCTCGTCAAAGCCTGTAGGCCATACAGTAGTAACGTCTAACGAGCCTGATGTGCCTCCTGTCCAGTGATGACCATTAAGTAGATCAGACCAATAGACAGTGTGCTTGTTACCTGTAACATCCGCTACCCAGAGTCTACCATAGGCTGCTAAAACTTCGTTGCCATACGGAGGAGTACCAGTGCTGTGGCTGTGAGCTGACATCTCTTCCAACACAAAAGAACCTGACTCGTCTGTAGCTAGTAAAGGCTCATTACCTCTTTGGAACAAGTAAACATGATTATTTAGTGTTACTGTCTTCCAGTTGTTAGCGGTAGGCGTGTACCCAGTAGGAGTAACATCTGTAAGCGTTGTAGTGCCTGAGAATACTTTATTGTTACCTGCTGACAGTACAACCTTATCGCCAGAGTTATCAATAAACTCGTACACAGTCTCTATACCACGGCTAGTACCTAGTACAGAAGAGCCGTTAGTAGAAACCTCTTCCCAACCCTTACGCGCACCAATACGACCTAGCTGATCAATAACACAGTTGTCTGCAACAGCAGCAAACGAGGGATCAACACCTATTGGTGAGTCCTGTGTGTTAAGACCAGCAAAGCCCGGAGCAGCTACTGTAATGTTCTGTAGTTGTTGTGCCATTAAGAATACCAGATAGTTTCTTCAGGATGTTGTGACGCATCAATAGCAATAGCGTCAGACAATGTTCTGTCAGCAAGTCCAAACAACTCTGCTGCACTTGTACCGCCAGTCTCTCCACGCTCTCTAGCACCCAGTGCTGTAGCAATCTGCACAACAGGTGATGAAGGCACTGCCAGAGTCTCTGTATCTTCTGTAAAGTCTGCTGTACGTAGTACCACGTTAAACCTTAATTGATACACACCGTCAGGCTTGGGGTAGATGTCCACAGCGTTGTCACCAGCAGCGTTAACACCGTTGAAGCTGTAGAACTGTGGAGACCCTAGAGGAGGTGTCTCAATCAAGAAAGCGTTGTCCATCCAGCGAGAAGGGCGGTACTGCATGAAGAAGTCTGAGGTGTCGTTAATAACGTCTAACAGCTTCATCCTGTTCTGTGAGCCAGTCAACACATAGTTAAAGGTTGTAACGTCTGTGGTTACAGTCAGTGTAGTACGCAGAGCTGTCCAGTCATAAGCATCTTCTACGGTGCGTTTAGCATCGTTAACAAACTCTCCAATAAGTTTAGAGTAGCTGTTTTGAGAGACTGATGTTACTTCATCTTCTCTAAGTCTACGCAATACGCTGTTGACTAATTGTAAGTATGTCATTATTGTCTATACCTTTGTAGTAAAGTGCTATTAGTCAGCATGCCCGGAGGTCTAGTGCCTAACTGTGGTGCTTGTTGTATTGAAGAAACAGGAACAAAAGTAAAAGGCTTAAGAAGTTCTTGTGTAGCTCCTATTTGTGTTGATAATTGTAGCATGTCACCGAAGAGAGAGTCTGTAGTGCGTGTACCGCTACCAGCTCCTATACCTATTCCTATGCCGCTGCCTGAACCTAAACCAGAACCACTACCGCTTCCGTCACCATCTCCGTCACCGTCGCCAGTTCCGTCACCATCTCCGTCACCAGTACCAGTTCCAGTGCCGTCTCCGTCACCAGTACCAGTACCACCACCACCCTCGCTAGGCGTTGGCGAAGGTGTAGGAGTAGGTGTAGGAGTAGGCGAAGGAGTAGGCGAAGGAGTAGGCACAGGCGTAGGTACTGGAGTAGGTACTGGAGTAGGTACTGGAGTAGGTACTGGAGTAGGTACTGGAGTAGGCTCTGGCACTTCAATAGGAAACGGATCAACTACAATAGGCACGGGCGAAGGCGTAGGCGTAGGCACTGGAGTAGGCGTAGGAGTAGGCGTAGGCGTAGGTGTGGGTGTAGGTGTAGGATCAGTCTCTTTTGATTCAGTATAAGTACCGGCGTTCCAGTCTATATCATAAAAAATGTCTCCGATCTGTACTTGCCAGCTTCCTTCTTTACCCCACACAGCTCCGTCGGAACTTCCAAGAACTATAGTAGTTTCTAGTATCTCTCTATCGTCCCAGCGTGTTCTTTTTCCATTAGGGCCTTCAAGAATAACTCCTTCATAACCGCCTCCTCTACTTGTTCCTCCCGGCTCACCTGCTCCGGGTTCAGGAAGAGGTACAGGCGCTGGAGCAGGTGCTGGTGCTGGCGTTGGTGCTGGTGCTGGAGTAGGCGCAGGAGTAGGCGCTGGTGCAGGAGTACCCCCGCCCGGTTCTCCTCCTCCTTCAACGGGTATAATTGGCGGAGGCAGTACTAATTCTATAGGAGGAGCTTTAGGATCCTCTACACGATCAATCACAGGATCAACTTCCCAGTCTTTTTTAGGAGGGAGTGACGGGCCACCACCAGTAATATCTACTACTTCTCCGCCGCCACCAGTAACGCCAAATTCAGAGTCTCTTGCTGCGTTTATAGCTGCTATGGTTGCTGCTAAATCATCGTCATCGTCTTCTAAAGCATCGTCACCTATGCCATAACCACCAACCGTAAGAGATACTATATCACCTGCTGCCGCCATCTCTGATAATGTTCTAGGAGCTGTAGTGCCAGTAATAGGGGAACCGCTTGACGCTGTAAAACCGCCTGAAGAGTTGTATGCTTGAACTGCACCTGCTGCTAAGTTTAACCAGTCTTGTGTAGTTAAAGTTTCTCCCGCTGCTGCGTTTGCGGCTGACAACACTGCTTCTGAAGCTCCACCAGTAAAGGCAGCAAGAGCTGCTCTAACAATAGGAGGAAACGCTCCTGAGATGCTTCTATCTTTAGGCACAGCTACTGTAGAGTAAGTACCCACAGGGCCGTAAGCCTGATAAACAACGTCACTGCCTTCTTTAGCTATGCCAGCAACAGAACCTGAAGTTCCTGTGTTTAAGTACAGCTTCTGACCGTTTACTTCTTTAAACAGCGGTATGTCGTTATCTTCAACAAAGTCAACAATGTTTGTATCTACAGATTCTGTGTAGTAGTCTTTAACATTACGAGGGTCTTGACCTAGCTTATTAATGTCTGCGCCTTTGATACCGCTATAGTCACCAGACTCTATGGCTGCTGCGCTTAGAGCACTGCTCTGACCTTGTTGCTGTTCTACGAAAGATGCTAGATTATTTAAAGACTCTTCAGGTGTCTCATACTCAGGAACACCTGCTAAAGTAAGGGAAGGAGAGGAGGTAGACGTAGGACGCTTTTCTTCTCTGACAGGTATGCGAGGCTCAAAGGTTTCTTTATCTGTGTCAAAAGAACTAGCCAAAGACACAACTTCTTCTTCAGCTCTGGGCAGGTCGAAACCTGAAGCACGTCCTCTACTTAATGTAATGCCTCTTGCCATTATCGTTCTCTCTGTACGTTTTTAGTCTTTTCCACTGTACGCATAGCGCCTAGTCCTAACATGCCCATCAGTACACTAGTAAGTAATGAGCTATCAACAGGTGGTACAGTAAACCAGATGCTTAGTATTGGGGCTAGGATGGTAGAATAAAATAAAGCTAGTCCACATATCCATCCTATAGCTGGTCGCCAGCCTGCGACAAATAAACTCTTGTGTGCAGCCTCAGTCTTGTTGACCTCTAACTGACCCTTAAGTAATTCTTGAGCATGCTTCTCTGCCATAGTCGCCAGTTCAAAAGCTATAGAGTTTTTTTTGTCTTTATCCTCTATAACTTTATCTAAAAGTCCTGTAACTGGGCCTATCAACGAAGTTAAAATACTCATATATTATACACTATTTAGTCTTGTTTGTCAAGCTGTTTCTTTTTCCCTAGGATACCCTGCACAGTATCTGACTCGTATATCCTAATACCTAACCACACAATAGTCAGCAAAGACGCTGTAGGTGGTAGCCAAGCTGCTAGTGACATCAATGCTGTAGATGCAGCAGCAACGTCTAGTATGTCTTTAGTAGACTCTTCCATTACCATGATAACGTCCTTGTTTACTGTTTAGCTTTGTTGTTTAAGAAAGCAAACTGCTCTA